ATGGATGTATCAGAAATCACTAGCTTACTGGCTACAGTAGTAACTGCAATTACCACAATCGGCGGCGCATTGTTGCTTATCTGGGGTACTAAATTGGCTTATCGCAAACTTACAGGCGGTTAATCAAAACAAGCCCCTGCGGGGGCTTTTTCAATTGGGTAAAAAAATGGCTGGTTACTTTGTAATGATTGGATTATTGGGCGCGTTATGGATACTATTTTCTTAAAGCTATTGCTGGTTACAATTCTAATCTTTGGCGCAATCAACAACGCTAATGCTGATTACGTGCCAACGAAGTTTTATAAACTAGCATACCCTAGTAACGGTATTTATTACACAGATTATAATCAAGCATGTTCTGATTTTCTAACTCATTATCAAACTACTACAATAGGTCGTAATTACTCAATATCATTGTGTAGCTCAACCCTTGTTAGGATTCAAAGTAACCCAATCAATTCTAATTACGAAGCATCAACCACAATCACCACTTGGAAAGATTGCGGACAAGGTTATGTATTATGGTCAACATCTCCAAACGGTATGTGTTCAGGCGTACAGCCTCCAGTATGCCCCTCTGGTCAAGTTGTATCATCAGGTTATTATGACGGTGGAAAAAACCCATCTGGTTCATTTCCTAACGTTTCATGTCAGTCTGGTTGCTCTGTTATTTTTCAGGGTACATGGCCTTTCTCGCAGTCCAATCAAGCTGACGGCATGCATTACTATGCAAAAGGTTCATACGTAAAAGATGGTTTCACCTGCTCTGGCTCAGGCACATCACCTGCTGCATCTTCATCAGTACCTAAAAGCGTAGAGCAACAAGCCGCAGATGCTGCCGCTGCACAGGCTGCCGCAGAAAAAGCCGCTAAAGCTGCTGCTGATAAAGCCGCAGCCGATGCCAAAACAGCTGCAGACAAAGCCGTATCAGCTGCCGCAGCTCAGGCCGCTGAAGCTGCAAAACAGGCCGCAGAAGAAGCCATAAAAAAAGCAGAAGCATCCAAAGCCGCTGCAGACAAAGCTGCATCCGATCCAAATGCCACGCAAGCGGATAAAGATGCTGCCAATACAAAAGCAGCCGCAGACAAAGCTGCTGCTGATGCTGCAAAACAAGCGTCATCAACTGCTGCAGGTGCCGCAGCTGCTGCACAAAAAGATGATACGAAGCCAGAGCAAAAAGATTTCTGCGAAAAAAACCCGACATCATTCATTTGTAAAACATCAGCTGTAAATGCTGGTTATTGTGCACCGAATGGCACTGTCAGCGGATTTTCATGCGATAGCGACCCTGTATTCTGTTCAATGGCTCAAACGCAGCTGCAAGCTTATTGCTTACAAAACTCAAGAGATGAAGCCCTTGTAGCTGCCTACAACAACATGAAAAACGACACAGGCAGCACTAACCCTGCAAACCCTGCAAATATTCAGAATATCAACATACCAACAACCCTAAATGCATCCAGTCCTTACGCAGGACAATGCAATCCTGATGTAACGATTTCAGTCGGTAGTACTTCCGCAACACTTCCTTTTAGTGCGTGGTGTCCATACCTAAACGCACTCGGTTATTTATTTCTAGCGATGGCATACATGTCTGCTGCCGTCATTATTTCGAGGACTTAATACTATGCCAGCCGCTTTTTTTTCAATGATATGGGGCTCACTAGCAGCCGTTCTTAGTACCCTAGTTGGGCGCATTCTCACAGCTTTAGCTATTGGCTATGTGAGCTATTCAGGCATTGACATACTGCTTGAAAACATACGAACACTAGCACTTCAACACATGGGAAATATGGGGCCATTGGTTGGCGTTGTTGGGATGCTAAAGCTCGGTGAATCTCTTAACGTCGTTGTTTCTGCTGTGTTGGCTAAGTACGCAATCGCAGGACTAACCAACGGTTCAATCACTAGAATGGTGTTTAAAAAATGATTAACCTAGTAACAGGTTTACCAGGGAGCGGAAAAACGCTCTGGACACTCAAAACGGTTGTTGACTACGTTAATAAAGAAAACGAAGCCTTAGTTGCGCAAGGTAAACCACCTCGCCAAGTTTATTACCACGGCATACCAGAATTAACGCTTGAAGGCTGGAACCTCATGGCTAGCCCTGAGGACTGGATAACATTGCCTAGTCACTCAATCATCGTGATTGATGAATGCCAAAGCACATTCAGGCCGCGCGCTGCCAGTGTAAAACCACCCCAATATATTGCCGACTTTGAAACGCATCGCCACAAAGGTTTAGATTTCTTCCTGATGACTCAGCACCCTATGCTAATTGACGGCAACATACGCCGTTTAGCTGGCAAGCATTACCACGTTGTTAGGTTCTACGGCTTCCAAAAGTCAACAATCCACGAGTTTCAACAAGTCCGCGAAAACTGCGATAAGAATCTGAAAAACAGTATTAGTACACACTTCGTTTACCCTAAAGAGGTTTTCAACTGGTACAAGTCCGCAGATGCCCACACCATGAAAAAGCGTGTTCCGTTGCGCCTCATCATGGTTGTGCTTCTGCCAATCCTCGCCGTTGTAGTTGGCTACTTTGCAATCCAGAGCCTTTACAAGATACAAACTGACCCTAGTAAAACAATGGAAAAACTAAACAATGCTAGTCCTGATATTAACGAAAATGGTAATCAAGGCGCTAAAACGCCAAATCAGAAACCGCAAACAGATAGGGCGCTGACCTACGTGGAACTACGCACGCCAGAGGTGCCAGACTTCCCACACACTGCGCCCATCTATGCTGACATTACAGCGCCAACAACCGCACCATTCCCTAGTGCGTGTGTCATGAGTAACTCAAAGGGCTGCCAATGCTTTACACAGCAAGGCACAAAAATGAATATCGAGTATTTAACTTGCAAACACATCGTTGAAAACGGCGTTTATGTTGACTGGAACATTAACCCTGAACGAAGGAAAGAAGAGGGCATACGAGCGCCCTCGCAGCAAGTCGCAAGCCTTGAAAATGACGTTCGGTATATCCAGCCAAAGCTATTTAATACAGGCGGCTCTAACGCTTCACCATCAAACTAGGGGTATGGGGTGCTAACCCCATGTAGACCGTCATATCAACACTAGATTAGCCTCACGCGTGCTTCATCGGTTCAATCACCTTAAAAGTTGCCTATGCGCCCTGTAGACGGTTTTAAAGGGTTTTTGTTATGGCTTTTCGAAGGGGTGTTACGCGAGGGCGCTCGCGCCAGCGCTGTAACGCCACTGCGCAAAAGCCTATAACTAACCCTTAATATTTTCACCGACGGCGCAGCCGTCCTAAATTTATATTACGGACACATACCAAATGAGCATGCAATCTTTGTTAAAATCCGCGCCCTTAAAAAATAATAAAAATATGGTCTATGCAGGGTTTTAGTCACAGAGCTGTTGCGGATTTGCCAGATTGGGCAATCTCACTGCAGGCGCATTACTGGCGTGTACGTGTTGAAGTTAGGAATAAAACAATGAGGCGCAAACACTACAGGTATATTGCGGCTGAAAAGTTACGATTGGTTGAGGCTGGGATATGTCCGCACAAAATAAATGCGGTATGTAAGTATTTAGTTAGTTTGAAGCAAGTGAACGCAGATCGCTTGCATGCGGCACTTGAAAGCGAAACGAAGCAATTGAGCTTTAATTTTGAATTTAACAATTTTACATAATATACAGTTATCGTTTGCCGTGCTTGCGGTGGCGCTAACTGTCTGGGCTTCCTTTGACATAATTTTTAGTGCGTCATCAATAGATAGACCAGCTTCTTTTATAAGTCGAAGTAAATTAACACCGTTTGCTTCGCTTCTCCCTACTTTCCAATGGCTCACCATGCCTTTTGAAACCCCAAGTAAGTTCGCAATTCCATAATCGCTCTCAATCCCTGTTTTTTCCTTCGCAATTTCAACAAGTTTGTAAGTTGTGTTCATGGTTTTCTCCTTTTTTCGATGTTTTCAATTGTATACGGTATAAAAATGTTGACAAGGTTCCCAAAACTATACTAGTATCCATTTCAACACCTCAACACGAACCTGACCCCGTGTATGAGCTTAAAACCATAAGGGTCTATACAAGGGAATCACATCATGCGTTTACAAGTATTGCACATCGGCGAAACAACATCAGGCAAATCAGGCAACGGTCGCGACTGGAATCGCCGTATTTTTCAAGTGTTCACATCAGACCAAGTGGCTGGAAACATTCCTGTTTACGGTGAGCTGGACGAACTAAATAGTTACAAACAGGGCGGCACCTACGATGCAACAATTCAAACTAGGGCGGGTAATAACGGCAGAATTGAGTTAGCTATTACAAAGTTAACGCCAGCTAAGGCGTCACAGTAGAAAAGCAAAAGCCCCAAGAGACGGCAATCTCTTAGGGCTTTTTATTTGTCAACCTTCAGTAGAGGTCAGCAACATGGAAGCAATTATAAACCCATTTGAGCCAGAAAACGCAAACGATTTTAATAGCCCTTATGAGTACACGTTAAAAATAACAACCTTTGCAAATAAAACAGTTGATTTTTTATTGCGACCAATAAGGCACCGCATACCAAAATCAATAGAGGTCTTTAAAGGCGTAATGACAACTTACACAAAAACACTTAGTGACGCAGAGCAAGAGGAAAAACGCCTTGAAAACATCGAGCGTTCTGCAAGGCGTGCCAAACAGGCGGTCCACTACGCTGTACGTTCACTAGGTGCTGACCATATGCTGACGCTCACAACACGCGAAAACATGACAGACAGAAATGAATTTTTTAGAGTATTTCAAGAATTCATACGCTTAGTACGTACTAAAGACTTGGTAACAATACAAGGCGAACTACACCTTAAGACTAGAAAAGAAAAACGCGAATACGGCTATGTGGCATGCCCAGAATTGCAAGAGCGGGGCGCTTATCACATGCACGTTGCATGCGTTGGCAAGCAGGATTTAGAGCTGTTACGAGCTTGCTGGTATGTAGCACTAGGCGGTAATGAAAACGATAAAGGGGAGGGCACAAAAGGCGCGATTAACGTTCGTTACCATGAACGCCGCTTCTCTGGAAAAACAGAGCTTCACAAGACTTTTTCCCTAGTTTCATACATGACCAAATACATGGTTAAGTCGTTTGAAGAGGTCGCAGAAGTAGGGCTTAAGCGCTATTCATCATCACGTTCTATCCCGAAGCCAATCATTAACAAGCAGTTCATATGGAGTAGTTATGCCAATAACGGTGGTGATTTTGTTACTGCAATGCGTGAAGTATTTGCAATTGCTAGTTTTCAGGGTGTAACAGATTTTCAGCCGTGGAATCGAGGTACAGACATATTCATCTTAAGGGGTGTCTCTCTATGATTATCAAAACCACACGTAAGCCATCAGAAGGCATGACTCTAAAACCATTAAGCATGGCTGAAGAGATTGCACGCATAGACAAAATGCGCGATGACTGCATACAGGCTCGCGTGATTAAATTTGGTGAAACTCCAGAGCAAGCAGCGAATGCCTATGACGACATTATTCAAACTGCTGCAATCATAGCTTTACCTCACGTAATGAAAAGAGCGATAGCAATCCTTAAGGCGCTTAAGTAATGCTCTGTCTCACTCAAACATCAAGCGACACTTTTCAAGTCATGGCAACACAGCCAGACACATACACGTCATGTATGCACATCCTAGCAAGTGCATCTGACATCAGCGTGTTAGTACCTCTAACCGCTACACAGGGCTTACAGATAGCAACTGCAATTGGTGTCTGTTGGGCGACTGGGTTCGCATTTCGCGTACTCGGTCAATTTTTAAACCACAAATCAAACGAAAGCGAGACATAACATGGATGTATCAGAAATCACTAGCTTACTGGCTACAGTAGTAACTGCAATTACCACAATCGGCGGCGCATTGCTTCTTATCTGGGGTACTAAATTGGCATATCGCAAACTTACAGGCGGTTAACCAAAACAAGCCCCTACGGGGGCTTTTTCAATAGGGTAAAAAAAATGGCTGGCTATTTCGTAATGATTGGATTATTGGGCGCCTTATGGATACTATTTTCATAAAATTTTTAATTCTGCTCACACTTACATTAGGCGCTATTCAAAGCGTAAAAGCAGAAACATACGCGCCTGATTTTAAATATGGTATTAGCGATAAACCTGATAGGCTATCAGACCCTGTTACTGCTTGTCGTTTATTTTGGAATACATCCGAAATACCACAGCTAGCATGGGGCACACAGCCTACCGCCGCGCCATTTAGCTTCAATGGCGACCCAAATTATACTTATCAATGCTCGTTTAAATATACAAACGCTAGTGGCTATCAAGTTACCGCACAGGCAAATCTTTTAAAATTTCCTATATGCAATGTTCCAGCTACTTACAATACAACAACTAAACTTTGTAGTGTAACTTGTCAAGTTGGAACAACATTTAATGCATCAACAAAATCATGTGAAGCGCCGCCACCTCCATGCACTTCTGGTGAAGTCGTATCTTCTGGCTATTATGACGGTGGTAAAAATCCCTCTGGTTCATTCCCAAACGTATCATGTCAGTCTGGCTGTTCTGTTATTTTTCAGGGCACGTGGCCATTTTCACAATCCAACCAAGCAGATGGAATGCACTATTATGCAAAGGGGTCATATGTTAAAGATGGGTTTACCTGTTCTGGTTCAGGTACCTCACCTGCTGCTTCATCATCCGCGCCGAAAAGCGTAGAGCAACAAGCTGCAGACGCTGCCGCTGCACAGGCAGCCGCAGAAAAATCCGCTAAAGCTGCTGCTGATAAAGCTGCCGCAGATGCGAAAACCGCCGCAGACAAAGCTGCATCTGCCGCCGCAGCACAGGCCGCAGAAGCCGCAAAACAAGCCGCAGAAGAGGCTGTAAAAAAAGCAGAAGCATCCAAAGCCGCCGCAGATAAAGCTGCTTCCGATCCAAATGCAACACAAGCGGATAAAGATGCTGCCAATACAAAAGCCGCCGCAGACAAAGCTGCTGCTGATGCTGCAAAACAAGCGTCAGCAACTGCCTCAGGTGCCGCAGCTGCTGCACAAAAAGATGATACGAAGCCAGAGCAAAAAGATTTCTGCGAAAAAAACCCAACATCATTCATTTGTAAAACATCAGCTGTAAACGCTGGATATTGCGCACCAAATGGCACTGTTAGCGGATTTTCATGCGATAGCGACCCTGTATTCTGTTCAATGGCACAAACACAGCTACAAGCATACTGTTTGCAAAACTCAAGAGATGAAGCGCTTGTAACTGCCTATAACAATATGAAAAACGATACAGGCAGCACTAACCCTGCAAACCCTGCAAATATTCAGAATATCAACATACCAACAACGCTAAATGCATCTAGTCCTTACGCTGGACAATGCAATCCAGATGTAACGATTTCAGTCGGCACGACTTCGGCAACGCTTCCATTTAGTGCGTGGTGTCCATACTTAAACGCACTTGGTTATCTTTTTCTAGCGATGGCGTACATGTCTGCTGCCGTCATTATCTCGAGGACTTAATACTATGCCAGCCGCTTTTTTTTCAATGATATGGGGCTCACTAGCAGCCGTTCTAAGTACGCTAGTTGGGCGCATTCTTACAGCTTTAGCCATTGGCTATGTGAGCTATTCAGGCATTGACATACTGCTTGAAAACATACGAACACTAGCATTGCAACACATGGGCAACATGGGGCCATTGGTTGGCGTTGTTGGCATGCTTAAGCTCGGTGAATCTCTAAACGTTGTCGTTTCCGCTGTTTTAGCTAAGTACGCAATCGCAGGATTAACCAACGGTTCAATCACTAGAATGGTGTTTAAAAAATGA